TCGATCTCGCCAACGACGTCCAGGGCCGGTTCCTGATCGGCGAGGAATCGATCCAGATCGTCGACCGCCTGCCGGCCGGCCAGATCCTGATCGAGAGCCCGCCCCTGGCGACGAAGGATTTCTTCACCGTCGCCCAGAACCGCACCCGGGCGGCGGTCTCGATCGTTCACGGCGTCACCGCCGGCCATATCGTGCAGTTCGACGCACCGGCGGTCGAGATCGGAGCGCCGCAATACTCCAACGACCAGGGCATCTTGATGATGACCCTGCCGACGGAGTTCGTGCCGGTGGCCGGCAATGACGAGTTCGTGCTGACGGTCAAGTAACACCACCGAATACCCAGAGAGGGCGGCCTGGTCCAGGTCGCGAGCCTGTCAGCACCCGTTGGGGACGGTAGGTACCCGCCAGGGCAACCCCCGTAGGCACACAGTGCGCCGCCCGCCACCCTTCATGAATGATTGAGGAGCCTCACCATGTTCAAGCTGCCGACAGGCGACCAGACCTTCGTCACGAAGATCCAGTTCCAGCTGCCGACCGATAACGGCGGCCATGCTCAGCACTCGTTCAAAGCAAAATTCAAGCGCCTCCCCGTTACGGAATTGAAGGAGTGGATTCTGCGCGACGACAATGTCGAGCTGATGCGTGAGGTCTTCATTGATTTCGAGGGAATCGAGGGCACCGACGGCAGGCCTTGCGAATTCAACACCCAGGCGCGTGACGCACTCCTGGAGGATGCCATCATTCTCAACGCTCTCGTCACCACCTATCTGCGCGAGATGCAGGGTGGCGGCCGGAGAAAAAACTAGAAGGCGCCGCGCGGCGCCTGGCGCGGGGCTCCCGGCCGACTGACGACGCGGCCGAGGACGACCTCACTGAGGAAATGCGCCGCTTCGGCGCCGACGCGGAGATGATCGCTGCCCAGCTCGATCATCTGGAAACCGTGGATGGTCGGAATGAGCCTGACGAAGATTTCGAGATCTGGCCGGATTGCGTCAAGTCGCTGCAGTTCTTCCTGCGGGTCCAGACGCAATGGCGTCATGCCGGCCAGCTCGGGCAGCCGACCGGCCTCGATTATCAGGGGGTCGAGTTCGTCGCCCGATGCCTGGGTCAATCGATCCACCGCCGCCTGTTCGAGGATCTCCAGGTGATGGAAGCGGCCTATCTCGACGAATGCCTTAAGGTCGCAGCGGAACGGACTCGCCAAAATGATGATGGCGTGGCGGTGACCGCATGAACGCCGCCATGCGCGCCTCCATTGTCATTACGTCGGATGCCAGTGGGGTCCGCGCTGGCGTCCGCGATGCCAAAGGCGCGATCCAGGAGCTTGGGCAAGACGCTCAGCGAACAGCCGCCAGCACCGGTAGCGCGGCCGGAGGAGTAAGAGGCCTTGGCCGAGCCGGCACCGATGCAGCCCAGGGCATTGGCGCTGTCTCGCGTGAAAGCCGGTCGCTGTCGGCTATCCTGCCATCCCTGTCGAGACTTGCGGTTCAGGCGGGTGGCGCACTTGCCGCCGCGTTTACCCTGCGCCAGATCGTTTCGGTCAATGCCGAGTTCCAGCGGCTGGGTGCCAGCCTGAAGACCATCACCGGCTCGGCCGAGGCGGCTAAGGCGCAGATGGCAGAACTGCGTCGCTTCGCGGCCGAGACGCCGTCATCGCTCCGGGAGGTAACCGAGGCCTGGACGCGGCTCCGTGCCATGGGCATCAGCGCCAGCCAGGACACCTTGCGCGCCTATGGCGATATGGCGAGCGGCATGGGCAAGCCGCTCATGCAGATGGTCGAGGCAGTGGCCGACGCCACTACGGGCGAGTTCGAGCGGCTGAAGGAGTTTGGGATCCGTGCCAGCACGGAAGGCGACCGGGTCCGTTTCACCTTCAAGGGTATCACCACCGAAGTCGGCAAGAATACGGCCGAAATCGAGGCCTATCTGCAGCAGATCGCCAAAGCGAATTTCGGCGGGGCGATGGCGGAGCAGATGAACACGATCGGCGGCGCCTTCTCCAACCTGGGCGACGCGGTCGACGCGCTTTTCGTGAGGATCGGCGAGGGCGGTCTCAATGACCTCATCATCGGCGGTGCCAGGCTCGCTGCGGAAGCGATTGGCTTCCTCACCGAGAACATCGAATATCTCGGTATCGGCCTGGCGGCGCTCGGTGCCGGTGCCATCGCCGCCAATCTAGGCACTTTGTTCACCCTGTTGCAAACCGGCCTGGCGGCCACCGTGGGCGGGATTCGGGCCGTCGGCCTGGCCATTGCCGCCAACCCGCTTGGGCTGCTGATCATGGGCCTTACGGCCGCCGCTGCCTGGCTGGTGACCTTCCGCGATGAGATCCACCCGGTGGCGGGGTCCGTTGCCACCCTCGGCGACTATTTCCGGGCGGCGAGCGAAATCATCGGCGAGGTGGTTGATTGGATCGGCGCCAAGTGGACCGGTTTCGCCAGCTGGTTTACCGGCCTCATCGATACCCTGGGGCAGAACTTTGGCACCGATTGGTCCGGCATCTGGACAGGCGCCAGCGCCGTGTTGGAAGAAGCGGTCAATTTTCAGATCAACGTCATCACGGCGCTGCCCCGCGCCGTCGCCATCATCGGCCGGGCGATCTATGACAATTTCCGCACCGCGTTCGAGGCGGTTAAGGGGATGGCCGTCGGGTTCTGGCTGGGCCTGCAGGCGGTGTTCGAGGGCGATTTCAGCTTCGCGGCCTTCCAAGCAGCGGTCAGTTCGGACCTAGTGGGCACGCTGGCCGGTGCCGCCGGTCAGATGAAGGCGGACCTGGCCGGGATCTTCGAGGCCGATTGGGTGGCGATCGCGCAGAATGGCGTCGGCGATCTTTTTGCCACATTCACGGAGAAAGCAGAAAGCATCGCCAACGCGCGCCTTGAGGCGGAAAAGTATGGCGCCACCCTGGGCAATGTGTCCGATGCGCTCGGCGAGGTGTCGGATGCTTCCGAGATCTCAGAGAAGATCAACAAGGCGCGCGCCAGCATTGAGTCGCTGAAGGATAGCGTCGCCGACTTGAACACACAAAGTCAGGCTGCGGGACAGGGTGGACTCGCGGCCCTGCTCGATATCCAGGACGCCCAGAAGGCGCGCCAGATGCTTTTGGAGTTCGGCGAGGCGGCCGATCTCGGCACAACAAACGTTGCCGCGCTGGAAAAGGCGGCCGGCGCCACCATGGCCGAGATCGCCGCCTGGCTGGCGACGCAGCGAGAACTGACGGAATCGATCGGCGAGACCGTCGAGCAGCTCAACAAGCTGGAGAAGGCGCCGGAAGTCTTCGCCGATTTTGTCGCCGACCTCAAACTACAAAATCAGGAGCTGCAATACGAGCTCACCGGCCGGAAGGCGCTCATCCCCCTTCTGCGGGCGGAGGCCCAGCTCAGGGAGCGGATGGGCCGCGAGCTGACCTCGGCCGAGCGGGCCGATCTGGAGCAGGCGATCGCCGACCAGCAGCGCCTCAACCAGGCGATCGCCGACCAGGAGGCCGCCCAGGAGGCGGCAAAGAAGTCGGCGGAGATGATGCAGGAGCCGTTCAAGAACGCGCTCAGGGGCATTCAACAGTCGTTTACCGATACCTTCCGGCAGATCCTCGACGGCAATATCCGCAGCTTCAAGGATATGGGCTCGGCGGTCCTCAACGTCTTCAAGCAACTGGCAGCCGAGATCGCCACCTTGCTGGTCTTCCGCCCGGTGGTCGCCGGTGTGCTGGGCGGCCTCGGCATGGGCAATCTGGCGCAGCAGCTTGGCCTTACGGCGGTGAGCCAGGCGGCCGGCGCGGTGACGGGGTCGCCAGGATCGGCCGGCACCACGGCCGGAACGGCGGTGGCCGGTACCGGCGGCGGCTTCAAGCTAACCGATCTGTTCCAGCTCGGCGGGCTGCTCGGCAACGGCTCTTCCGGCATCGGCACTCTGCTGTTCGGGGCGCCGGCCCAGGCCGCCATCCAGGGCGTGCATGGGCAGACCATTGCTGCCGCCAGCCCAGCCGTACAGGGCCTGTTCGGCTCATCCGGTGGAGGCCAGTTCGGTTCCTTCCTCAATACGCCCCTGGGCGGCGGCATCGCCGCCGGCCTCGGGTCGCTTGCCTTCTCCGCCATCATGAATGGCGGCAAGATCTCAACCGGAAGCCTGATTTCCGCCGGCCTTACCGGCATTGGCACGGCGCTCGGCGGGCCGATCGGCGGCGTCATTGGCGGCCTGCTGGGGTCGGTGATCGGCGGCCTGTTCGGCAAGAAGCCCAAATGGAAGAAGTTCAAGCTGCAATCGGGCGCCAAGCTCGGCTTCGACGAAAACGGGCTGCTGGGCGTCACCGACACCTATTCCATCACCAAGCGGATGGATGCCAACACCTCGATCGGCGAGAAGCTCGGCAACACGGCCTCGGATGCCTTCAATGAGTTCATGGCCTCGATCGGCGCCGAGTTCGATCCAAGCCTGACAGGCGACGTGCGGTACCTCTATCGCATCAAGAAAAAGGGGAAGAAGACCAAGGGCGAGCGGCATAGCTGGGCTGCCTGGTTCGGCGGCGAGCATCTGGGCACCACCCAGAATCAGGACGAGCTGATGCCGATCTTCCTCTCTGGCGCGCTCGCGGTTGCCTCCGAGCAGGGCAAGCTCGCCGGGCTGTCGCCGTCGACCGGCACGATCTTTGAAAACCTCTTCAACCAGAACAATCGCCAGGGCATCACCGACCAGAACGCCATCCAGGAGGCGCTGGATTTCGGGAAGTTCTATGACGAGGTGGACCGCATCCGCACCCCGGCCGATGCCGCCGCCAAGGCGCTGCGGGAGCTGAAGGCGGCGATGATGGGTGCCAGGGCCGATGCCGATGCCTATGGCCTGTCGCTCGACAAGATCGACCAGATCTTCCGCAATCAGTTCACCGACCGGATCGAGGACGAGATCCTGGCGTTGAAGGATCCGCAGGCCCTGGCGCTGCGCGAGGAAGAGAAGGCAGCGGCCGAGCGAATCGCGGTGGCGCAGCAGCTCGGCGTCGACCTGGCCAGGGTCGAAGAGCTGAACGCGCTGAAGCGCAAGGAGGTCCTGGCGCAGGGCCTCAGCGGCATCAATTCCATGATGCGGGATTTCTTCGACGAGCTGACCCTGGGCGACCTTTCCGCCCTGTCCCCGGGCAAGCAGTTCGAGCAAGCGCGCGGGCGCTATCAGGACGTGCTGGCGAGCGGCAATGAGGCCGATTTCATCGAAGCGGCGCGCGACTATCTCAATATTGCCAAGGGCTATCTGGGCACCACCGAGGCCTATGCGAAGATCTTCGCCAACGTGATCGCCCGGGTGCGCGAGATGGGTGACATTCCTGGCTTCGCCGCTGGCGGGCAGCATGGCGGCGGCTGGCGGCTGGTCGGCGAGCGCGGCATCGAGCTCGAGGCCACCGGTCCGGCCCGCTACTACAACCACCAGCAGACCGTGGCGATGCTGCGCGAGGCGGCCAACACCAATGCCGGCTTCGGCCGGCGCCTCGGCCTGATGGCGGGCCATGCTGGTAGTGCCGCCGCCAGCGGCGCGCCGATGCTGCGGGCACTCCACGAGATCCGCGACCAGCAGGAAGCGGGCCTCAGCAACATGGCCCACAGCATCACCAACGCGATCGGCACGCTGACGCAGGAGACGCGCCGGCTCCGCACGGCGCAGGAGCTGGAGAGCCAGCGACGGCGCCATGGCGGCTATTGAGGAGGAGTTGAATGCACCGCGATAACGCGCAGCAGATCACGCAAACCGCCGGCACCGGCGATTACGAATTGTCCGGCACGGTTGAGAACAGCCCTGTCCTTGCCATCGACGAGGTCTGCGTCTCCGGCAAGAAGTATCGCTTCAAGATCGAGCGCGCCGGCAGCGAGGTGTTCGAGGTGGTCGAGGGCACCTATACCAGCGGCGCGCCCTCGACTGTCAGCCGGGACCGCCTGATCCAGTCCTCGACCGGGGCGCCGATCGCCTGGCCGGATGCATCCAACAAGATCATCACGCTGGTGGCGGTGTCCGAGGATCACGGCCCGGTCGGCTGGCGCCATCACACCATTGCTGCCGCAGGCGGGCCGATTTCCTTCACCGGTGCCAGCGAGACGCCGGCGCCGGTTTTGGTGCCCGGCCTTCGCGTCACGATCGTCTTGCCGCAGACGAACGGCGATGGCGCGACCTTCAATCTTAACGGTCTGGGGGCGAAGGCGATTCGCAAGGACGGGACGACGCTGGCCGTCCTCGCCGGCGAGATGCCGGCCGGCGCTCATGTCGACCTCACCTATGACGCAGCGGATGTCTGGGTCGCCAGCAATTTCCGCCGCCCGGCGCCGGCCGGGGTGAAGGTGGTGACCGCCGACACCTATGCGGTGGTGCCCGCGGATATCGGGCAGCTGCTGTATTTCACGCATGCGAGCGGCTGCGACGTGGCGTTCAACGAGGCAATCGGGGCCTTTGCAACGCCGTTCTGGGTCCGGCTGCAGAACGCCAGCGGCGGTGACCTGGTGGTGGATCCGGCCAGCTCCAGTATCGACGGCCTGGCAGCGATAACGATCCCGAAGAATGCCGGCGCCGATATCCATAGTGGCGGCGGCCACTACTACTCACGCCGCGACAATCCAACGGTCACCACGGTCAAGGCGCCGGTGCGGCAATGCACGCTCTCGTCTGCCGTAAACTCCGACGGGCTGCCGAACTTCATCAGCGCGGGCACCGGGCTCTCGGTCAATCTCGATTGCAGCCCGACGCCACTTGTGGTCACGGCAGCCGCCGGTTTCGACGCCAACGGCGCCGTCGACAGGATCGGCATCCATTCGTCGGACACCAGCATCAGCGCCCTGACGGCGAACGCGACCAATTACCTCTATGCCGATGTCGCGGCCGACGGCACCGTCACCTTCGGCAAGACGACACTGGCCCCGATAGACCAATGGGGTGGCACCTACTCGATCACCAACGGCCAGTTCACCTTCAACATTGGCGAGATGGTGGGCAAGGTGGGTGACGGTAGCGCGGCGCAGCCGGCCTTCCGGGTCTTCATCGGCGAGGCGGTCACGGACGCGTCGAGCGTTACCTCGGTGAGGAACTATGCCCTGCGCGGCGCATATGTGTCGCCCTGGACCGCGACGCTACCCGGGACGAACGCCAGCGTCCAGACCAGCCACAATATCGGCTTCCTCAATCGGTTGGGGCCCGATGCTTTCGAGACCGAATGCACGACGGCCGACAATGGTTACGCGATCGGGGATCGCCTCGTCAGCCCCGCCAACAACTATAACGGCGGTGTTTATCCGCCGATCGTGCGGGCGGTCGACCGAAACACGATCAGCATCGGCACCGGTGGGTTCGGCTGGACAGTGACGCCCAAGGCAGGTGGCAACTCCGCGAGCCTGACGGTGGGGAGCTGGAAGTACCGATTCAGAGCGAAGAGGGGGTGGTGACATGGCGAGGCATTTCCGGCGGCCAGACGGCACGTTCTGGGGCACGGTAGTCGATGGCGAACCGACCGAAGTGGGGCTGATCGAGGTCGAGAGCGCGCCGGCCGATGGCAACATGGTGTGGTGGGGCCAGGGCTGGGTTCTGCCGGTCGAGATCGCCAGGGCTCGGCGCCTGACGGCACTCACCGCCCGCTACCTGGCCGCGCTCGATGCGGGCATGACCTATCAGGGCAAGGTCCTGCAGATCCGGGAGAACGACCAGATCAATATAACGGCGGTGGGGCAGGAGGCACGCTGGGCGCTGGCCGGTGGTATTGCCTGGCCAGCCAATTTCGCCTGGCGCATGGCCGATAACTCCTTCCTTCCCTTGCCGACGCCGCAGCACATGATCGCGCTGGGAGAGGCGGCCAAAGCCGAGGTCTATCGCCTGCGTCAGGTCAAATGGGGCCATGCGGCGGCGATCGCGGCCATGGAGACGGCGGAGGCAGTCAACGCCCATGACATCGAGGCGGGGTGGCAATTGTCATGACGGCATGGAACGCCGCATCGGCTCCCGACCTACTGGCCTTCTCGAACGGCAACCTGACAGCCGCGAAGGTCTCAGGCACATCTTATCGATGGACCCGCAGCCTGACCGGTCACAACGCCGGGAGGAAATATTTCCAGGCGCGGCTGGATGCGGCGACGAACAGCTCGGAATGCGCCGTATTGGGCCTTGCAACGGCTTCGGCCAGTTTGACCTCCTATCTCGGCAACTCCCTCCAGGGTATCGGCTACTACTGCAGCGGAGACCTTTGGTTCAGCGGGAGTTCGATCGGGATCATCGCCGCAGTGTCCGCCAGCGAGTGGGCGCGGTGCGCAGTAGATTTCGATGCCGGTGCCGCCTGGTTCGGCGACCAGAGTGGGTGGGATGGCGACCCGGCCGCCGGGACGGATCCGACATGGACCTTCACGCCGGGCACGACGCTCTATGCCGGATTCACGCTTTACCTGGCCGGTGACCAGATCACCGTGAACTTCGGCGGGTCGCCCTTCAACAATGCCGCGCCGGCTGGCTTCGACGCCTGGTCACCGTCGATCGGTGGCGGCAACCGCGCCGCGCGAGCTAGCATGCTGAACAGAATGAGGAGGGCCGCCTGATGCGGGAATTGAGGCAAAGCACCGCCGTCACCGTCATGCTGGGGCCATTCCTCGATTCAGTCGACGGCAACACGGTCGAGGGTGCCCTCACCATCACCCAGCCGGATATCCGCCTGTCGAAAAACGGCGGCGCGTTCGCGCAGAAGAACGCGGCGCAGACATTGGCCCATGCCGAGAACGGCTGGTACCCCGCATCGCTCAACGCCACCGACACTAACACGCTCGGCGTTCTGACGGTCGTGGTGCATGAGAGCGGCGCGCTGCAGGCCTTCGAGCATTTTGCGGTGGTGCGGCAGGATTACTGGGACGCCAAATACGGCGCCGGTGCCGGCTTCACCGAACTGGCGGCCGTGAAGGCGAAGACCGACAACCTGCCCAGCGACCCGGCCGATCACAGCCTGGTCATTGCGGCCACCGACGCCGTCCTGGCGGCGGTCAGCGCCAAGCCGACCGCCACCGAGAATGCCGATGCGCTGCTTAACCGCGCGGATGGCGTCGAGGTCAGCTATACACTCCGAGAAGTGATGCGCCTGTTGCTAGCGGTTGCACGTGGCGCACCCGGTGCCGGTGGCCTTCCGGGCGCTTTTGAATTCAGGGACCCGAGCGGCACCAAAGTACGCCTATCCGGCTCGCTCGACGCCAATGGCCTGCGCAGCGACGTCACCGTCGACACGAGCGACGTCTGATGAGTTATTTCGGGGGATTTTTCGGCAGTTACTTCGCCGGCTATTTCGGATCCGGCGAGGTGACCGTCGTGCCGGCGGAACCGGCACAGATACTCGCCGGCATGCCGATAGGTGCGCGGCCGATCGCCAGCGCCATCCTGCCGCCGTCGAGCGATGTGTCGCCCTTCATCGAACTGCAAGGCCAGGCCGTGGTCGACGTCGTCACCCTGGTCATCTTGCGTCCATTCACGCGGGAGGCAGGTAGCACATGATCGGCGCCCGCCCCATCGCCTATGTCGCCATCGGCGCGGCCGCCTCGCTGCCGGCCGGTATCGCCGGGCCGGCGCCGGTCTACTTCTCCGATCGCGGCATCACCTTCGAGCCGGATGACCCGCGCTGGCCCAACCGGCATTTTCATCCACGCGTCGAACAGGCTTTCAGCTTCGCGCGCGCCATTCCGGTTTCGCCGCTCGACGGGAATCGCGTGATGCCGATCGCCGGGATGCTGTCGCTGCTCAACACGGATGCCGGTCTCGATGCCATGGTGGCCGAACAGGCGATCGACGGCCGCGAGGTCGAGGTCCTGATCGGCGCCCCCAGCCAGGCCGGAAACCTTTTTGAAACGCTGTTCAAGGGCACGGCTGCCGGCTGGCGCGTGGCCAATCCGGAGCGGATCGAGCTCGACCTTCGCGACCTCACCTGGTCGCTCGACCGCCCGATCCAGGCCAACCTCTATGCCGGAACCGGCGGCCTGGAGGGTGGCGCCGATCTCGCCGGCGTGCCAAAGCCGCTCTGCTTCGGCCGCGTCTTCAACGCCCGCCTGGAACTGATCGATCCGGCCAATCTCCTCTACCAAGCCCATGACGGCCTGTTGCAGGATGTGACCGGCTGCTATGTCATGGGCGCGGCCCTGACCGATGCCGGGCAAGTCGACGACATCGCGGCTGCCGTGGTGCCGCCGGGGCATTTCATGTGGCAGCGCCAGGGCGGCTATGTGAAGCTGGGTTCGACCCCCAACGGCGCGGTGACGGCCGATCTGATCGGCGACGCCGAATGGGGCCAGCCGGCCCTCAACACCAGCCAGATCGTCTATCGCATTCTGCGCCATCGCCTGGGACTCGGCGATGATCTCATGAACGGTGTCAGCTTTCAGCGCCTGCGTCTGGCCTGGCCGGGCGAGGTCGGCTATTTCGTTCCAGCGCAGCCGGTCAGTGCGATCGAGGTCATCAATCGGCTGCTGCAGCCGATCATGGGCTTCAT